GGACTGAAGGTGCAAGTTGCCAGGAGCATATTGCTCGCCGTATTGAGCGCTGTGTTGGCGTTGACCGGCATCGGGCCTGAGTAGATATTGATCGTCCCGCTGTTGCAGAGCGGAGCGAAGGCTACGGCCTCGACGTTGGCGGTCGTATTGGAGATATTCGCTACTTGGCCCATGAGGTCACCCGTTATTCTTGAGAGGATTGATGTAGACTTGAGCAGCCGGCGACGTATTGACGGCTCCCGATGGCTCTGCGACCTGAAGCTGGAAGTTCCAGGGGCCGCCGGTCGTGATATCCATCCCGGTCGTTTGGTAACTCGGGAAAAGTCCGTTTCCTGGAATAGTTACCGGCGACAGCGTCAACGGCTCGCCCGAGATAAGTCGCCCAGGCCAAGCAAAGAGCACCGCCGTCGATCCGCTCGGGATGACATAGCCGCCCGTATCCATGACGATATTGACCTTCTTATCGCCGGCTGTCATTCAATCACGGTGCCCATCGCGGTAACGAGTTGCTCATCTTGCAGTAGACTCCCCTGCCCGAAGGCACCTCGTCCGCCGAGAATGGCGACCGTTCCCACCGAGGCGAAGAGTATCAGCCGCCGCGCGACCACGTCGGCGGCACCCTGATAATAGTTCGCGAGTATCTCGATCGTCTTTTTCTGCGCCAGCGCGGCGATCTCGACTTGGACGCGTTTGGCATCTTCGACGGCGGGCGAGTTGGCAAAGCCAAAAGGCGCCGTCTCGTCGATGGATGCTTCGATGAGGCTTTGGAGATACTGCAGCGCCATCTGATTCGAGAAGCCATAGAGCGTTAGGATCACGCGGTCGCGCATGAGCTGCGACGAGGCGAGGTCGTGCAGCTGCGAGGCGCCCGAGTTTGGCTCGACGACGCCCGGCCATGGACCAATGATGGGAAATGCGCCGAGCGAGATAGTCCCGGCTGGTTCAATATGCGCGACGATGTAGGGGGGCACGATATTGTCCGGGACTAGAAACGACGGATAGACCGGCACGGTTTGCCCGACGAACGTCGTCTGCGCGAGCCAAATCGGCAGGCTATTCGAGACAATCGGACCAGACGGCAGGTCCTCGAAGCTGTTGATGATCTGCGACTTGAGCGCTGGGTAAACGCAAAAACCTGAATAATGCCACACGTCCGATTCTTGAAAGTAGCTGCCGCGCTGCGCGAAGGCGACTTGCAGCGGAGCGCTCCCGCTAATCGGCCAAGAGCCAATCCACATCGAGAGCGGGTTGACCAAGTTGAATTGCGTGATCTCCGTCTCGCTGGAGAGTAAAACTTGGTTGCTCCCGAGCGTTTCATCTTCCGCCTGCACGCGGTCGGTCGCGTAATGCAGCGATCCAACTACCGTCATAAACTCGGGTGTTGCCGACCAAAAGACAAAGCCGTCCTGCTGCAAAACGAATTTCTGATAGCGCTGAAAGATGACTTCTTGCTTCTGCGAGACTTGCTCGATGCCGGCGTCGAGTACCGCCTTCATCTCGCTCTGAGTTCCGAGGCCCTCCGCTGCAGTAGGCATTAGACTATCTCATGCTCGACCGGAGCGTGCTCCGGGTCGGGCTGCAGTGTCATCTGAACGAAGGCAAGCTCCCAGCCGTCAGCCGTCTTTTTACGGACGATGAAAACTAAGCGGCTGCGGTCGTACGTTTCGAAACCATCGACCTTTGCGTCGTGCAGCGAGCGGAAAATGCGATGTGTATTCACGGCTTGAATATACACCTAAAAGACGCGCGATAAAGTCCGGTGTCGATAAAACTCGGACGCGCTTTATTCTTCTGCGCGTAAGGATGCTTTTTGCGATGCGAAATACCGGCGGCGGCAGCCGCTGATATTTGAATACCCGTCAACGCGAGCGAAAGCTTGTTCATCTCGTCCGCATCGAGGAACGCGCGAAACTGTGCTTCGATCTGCTGCTGCGCGTCGAACATAGGATTGCGCCCGACTTGGCGCCCTTGCAGCTTGTCTTCAAAGGCCTGTGCCATGCTCTCGGCCAGAAAGCCGGCGATCTTCTCCTCGCGCAGCGCGTAGAAGATACCCATCACATGATATTTATCCTCAAGGATGGATGCCACTTTTCCGGTATCGGTTTGTTGAGATAGTCCGTTTGATTCTGACTGACTATATCCGACGACCAAGACGCCCAACGACAGTGTTGCCATCAGGAAAGCGCCACGATGGTGGGTCCGTAACTTTGATTCCACGCCAGATATTCGCGCCCGTAGGGCGTCTTGTAGAATCCTAGTTGCGAAACGGTCAGTCCAGGCGCCCACTTGGGCTCCGCTAGGCTCGCGCTCGTTCCCTGGTCGGAAGTCGAGATAACCAAGCCCGTCGACGGCTGGATCAGCCCGAAGCCGGTCGTTCCCGCACCGCGCGCCGTCGCAAAGTAGTTTTGTCCGTTTTGATCCGGGCAGATCGTAAAGAGCAGATGCGTAGCGCAGTTATAACAGGCCAGGACGTAGAGAATAGCCGCCGGGAGGGCCGGAGGCAGGAGCACCAGCGCAACCGCTTGTGTGAGAGCATACTGCGGCCAAGGCGACGACGCTGGCAAGGCCGCCGCCGGTATCTGAACCGAGTTGGCGAGGAACTCTAGGAAGTCGACGATATTGGGCGTCTGCGGGAAGAGAAAGCCGCCGTTAGACGGCTGCTCCGCGCCGACGGCGGTGATCGTCTGCGGGGCCTGAAAAAGAGAGCCCGAGCCAACCACCGGCATCAGACATTAGCCGCCGCGCCGACTGGTTGTTTCTTTTCGCCCCGCGCGCCGGCTCACGTTAGCCTCGAAGTCAACTCCGCCTTTTTTGGGATCGTCGCCCTGGTCGTTTAGTTGGAGCACTTCGAGCGAAGTCGCGCGCACCTTATCGGGGCTCGGTCCAGAGGCCGCCGCGAAGGTTGCCAGGCCCGCTTCCTCGGTCTTCTGCGCGGAAATCTCTTGACGAACGAACTCGTCGCGCTCACGCGCCGCATCGATCTTGGCCGACGTAATCGGCTTACTCGAAACCGAGAAGATGAACGAATGCGCCGTATTGATGGCGTTGATCTCGCTGACCGGAGCGGCTCCCGCGCGCTTCAGTTGCGTGACGAGCGACTCCAGCGCCGCGCCTTCGAAGTCCTCCGGGAACTTCTGCTGGCGGCCGGCGGGAATGCTGATCTGCCGGAAGTTGGGATGCTCGGGCAAACGATACATAAAGACGCGGTGCTGCATCGTTCCGTTGGCTACATGGACTTGCACTATTGTGGTTCTCCTCTGGAGGAGGGCGGCGAGAGGTACGCGCTCCCGCCGCCCCTGTCATGGCGAATGCTGCGTCTAGGTGCTGTACGGGATCGAGAGAACCGTGACCGCCTGGCCGCGGGGTGCCCAGCCCGAGGAAATCCGCATCTGCGAGGTTACGTCGAGGCCTTCGACGATCGGCGTCGTGATCTCGACGGGCGCCGCAACATCGGCGTACTGCAACGTCATTGCTCGCTCGGTCGGACTCAGTGTGGCGAACTCGTTGGTGTTGATCCCCTCCATCGACGGAACGATGGCTTCGGGTACGATCAGCAACAGCGCGTCCGAAGGCTCCGAATCGATCGAAGCGCCCATGCCGATGAGCGTGTCGTCGTAGGCATATTCGAGCTCGTAGCCCATCTCTTTGGCGACTTCTTTAATGATCTGCGCAGTCGTTGCGGTACCGGCGCCGGGGCGTTGGTAGGAAGTGACCTGGACGATGTTCTGCAATTGCATCTGACCGATGACGCGCTGCGGGCCCAGGAAGATCGCTCGCGCGCCGGTTCCCAGCATATACATCCGTTGCCAGGCCGCCTGAAGCTGTCCGAGCAGCCAGATCGCAAGTTCGCCGGCATCGTAGGTCGGCAGGAGCGTATTTCCGTAGCTGTCCGGCGGCAAGTTTACCGCCGTAGAGTTCGGCGCATTGAGCAAGCCCTCGGAGTTCGCCGCGTTGACGCCGTAGAGACAGGCCGTCCGAATGTACTGAAAGATGCCTTGTCGCATCGCGAGCCGCTGTGCCGCCGGTAAGGCCACATTCCATTCGCCGGCTTCGGCTACATCGAGCTCGTTGTACTCGGCGCGGGTGCGAACGCGGTAGGTTGCCGTCTGCAGATAGTCCGCCGTGATCGTCGCGCTCGGCAGCGCGTTATACGCGGCCTGAGAAGCGGCGACCGATGTGCGAACGTCGATGCGATTTTGGTAGACGAACTTGTCGGCTGGCCCGAGCTTGACGCGCAGGCTTCGGCCGCCGAGCACGTCCATAAACCCACTTGCCTGAGAAGTTGTTATGATTAAATCTGGCTCAACAAAGCTAGGATGAACCATGACCCGAGCGTTAAAAAGATTAGCCAATTTGGGTTCCTTGCTCTTTCAGCCGATCATAACGGCGGTTGTAGTCACTTACGCACGTCTTGCACTTCCGAGCACCGCTTGGTTGCCGGTATGTATTTGTTTCGGTGAACGGATGCCCGTTCTGACATTCCGTTTTTCTTGAATTTTGCGCCGACAGTGAAATACCACGCAAGATGTTTTCTCGATTGGTAATAGGCTCTAAATGATAAGGGTTTACGCACCCTGGATTCCGGCACAAGTGGTCGGTCGTAAGACCGTCCGGTATGGGGCCGCGAAAGAGTTGATACGAGAACCGATGTGCCAACTGCATCGTGTTTTTATTCCAAAGCAAACCGTAGCCTGCGTTGTTTTTACCGCCCAGCCATCGCCAGCAGTCTCCAAGCGTCGATAGCGCTACCTTACGCGCAAACCTTTCTATGGATGGCTCGAAGGCTGGCATAACCTTTCCTAAATCCGAACGATCGCGCAAGGGCCGGCGTAGTTCCAGGTCGCGTTCGTTCCGTCCCAGACTACGATTTTGCTCGTGGTGCTCAGAAACTCTAGCTGGACCGGCAAGATACCGGTGCCGCTGGTTGCGAGGTTGTTGTTCGTGAAGTCCCAATAAAGCGCGACATTCGGCTCGGCTCCCTGAAGGCCGCTGATCGCTGCGGCGGCTACCGGCAGCGCGATCCGCATGTTCGAGCCTGCGCGAGCGAAGTTGATCGACATTCCCGAGGTCGCCGTGGGAACTTGCGAGGACGGCGTCACCACCATCGCCGCCGCCTGGTTGAAGAGGCTCCAGGCGTCGATGACCGCGGCCGAGTCGGCAATCGAGCACGACGGCCCGAGCGCCGCCGCGCCGATGTTCGGGACCGCCAGCGTCAGCGGCAGGCCGCCCCAAATCACGTCGACCGTCGCCGTATCGACGTAGCCGCCTTCGAGTTGGTAGCGAACGGCCGGGTCGTCTAGGAAGGTGCCCTGGACATAGCCATCCGACGAGATATTGAACGCCTCGCTTGCGCCGGTCGTCACCATCGGGTTGATCGAAATGCTGCCCATTATCGCGGCCTTTCCTTAGCGCCGGTCCGGCGCGTTGTTGATTTTGGTGACGAAGTGACGCATAGGCGGCATGAAGGGCCCCCATGCTACGCGCGCATCTCCGAAGAAGCGCGAGACGTGCTTGCCCATCTCGGTTGTGCGAACCTCGCGCAGAATGCCCGCGCCGTCTAAGCTGACCGGGTTCTTTGCTGCTGCGAGCGCGTCGTTGTAGATGGAGTTCTCGACGAGCTCGAAAGCGCTGGCGTCGAGCGCGTCGTGGAAAACGTAGTCCTTCCACTTCTCGCTATACTTTCGCAGGCCGTTGGCCAGCCGGCGCCGATACGCGCTCGGGCTCTCGCCCGGAATGGCCTGCGGCGTATGGTCGCCTAGCATTTGGTAAACCGTATCGGCGCGGTGAAATGCTTTGGCGATCTCGTTGCGATCTTCCATCGTCGGCTGTCTTTCCGCGCGACTTAGGCGGCCCTGCAAGTCTTGAACCTGCGTTTGCAGTTCCTTGACCGTCTTGGAGTCTTTGATCGCCGCCTCGTTGGCTTCGACGTTTTCGACCGGAGCGCCGTCTTTGCGCCCCTTGTCTTTCTTGTCGCGCTCCTCGGCTTCGCGCTCTTTTTCCTTAGCCTCTTCAGCCTCTTCGGAGTCGCAGCGCGAGCAGTCCATGATCTCGCCGTCGTGCTTGCTGTGGCGGTCCTTGCGCGCATCGCGTTTCTTGGAATCGGCCTTCTCTTTTTCGGCCGCCTCGATCGCCTTCTTCTCGGTCTCTTCGGCGTCTTTGCGTGCCTTGTCGGCTTTCTCGAATTCGTCAGCGCGATGTTTAGCGTCGTCGCGCTCCTTCTCGGCCGCGTCGGCGCGTGCTTTCGCATCGTCGCGCTCTTTTTCGAGTGCCTTGCGTTCCTCTTCCGTCACGACCGTCCCCTTTCGAGTAAAAAGCGCATCGAGTCGAACTCCCTCCGGCGGGCCATCCTTATCCCAGACGCCGGCTTCGCAAATCGCCAAATGGTCTAAAATCAGCGGCAAGCCTTCGTCCAGAACTTTCGCCCCACTTTCCAGCACGATAGGCACAGAGCCTTTAGGAGGAGTCACTCCCGGCGAGGTAGAGCGGTGCGAGGTCTGCATCAGCTTGGCGGCATCTTCGTCGAAGATTTTGGCGATACCCCACACCTCGTCGCCTTTGACATACGGCAAGACGATCGCGCCGATGGAGCGCTCGCGATATTCGTCGTGGTTCAGCCCAGAGCGCTCGGGGTGGCCAAAAATGACTTGGAGCCCATTGCACCGCTCGACGAACTCGTCGGACAACCACTTTTTGCAGTCGCGGACGGCGTACTCGTCTAAGGCATCGCGGTAGGCTGCCCCGGTTCCGGTGATCCGCAAGTCGAACAGCCAAAAGTCGCCGTACTTCTGGGGCGAGGATAGCTCGCCGTCTCTGATCGCCTCGGCAGCCTCGTGGTCGGTGAGTTCATCGCCCTCGGGCCGACCGGCGGCGTCAGACTTGACGAACTCCTTGCCGACCGCCTCGGGGATGCCAAGCTTCGAGCGCCCCTCAGAAGCGGCCCACATTGCCCGCCTTTGTTTTTCCGAAACCGCTGGCACGGGCAGTCCTTTCGGCTTTGGGGAATAAGCGGCCTATGGAAAACTCTCTCTCGCTCATCGGCTTCATCGCCTGGTTCGTCGCCGGCATCGCGCTTGGCTTGGGAATGGCGCTCGCTAACGGCATCATCTCGCTCTTTGCCGGTGGCTTTAGGCGGCCCCCTTAACCCAGAGCTTGCCCTGCGCCGTCAAAGTCTCTTCGGGAAGCCTTCCCGGACTGCTCATATACTCGTAAAAACATGAGCAGAACGGGAGTTCCGCTGGCTGCTCGATCTCGTCCGTGTACGGGCCGCCGCGCTTGACGAGCCCGCCTTCCATAGCCCAGGAGTCCCGGACCAAGAATAGTTTGCCGGCGCGAGCGAGGTGCTTCGGACGCGCATCGTAGGAATGGTCCTTCTCGCCGCGGGAATGCCAGATGGCCGCAATAGCGCCCGCGCCCTGGGCAACAACGTGGGCGACTGCCGCATTTAGCTTATGGCCTTGATCGATCGCTACGCGCCGGCTCTCGAACTTCACCTGAGCGATTGGCTTCGCGATTTCGCTCGCCGCCGCGCGAATGTCCGTTTCCGCGCTGCCCCCTATGGGAATCGATGATAGCCAGCCGGCGAACCGTTGGAGCGTCTGAGCCTTGCGCTGCGCCTTATTGATCTTGATGAGGTCGGCCGCGGCGTAGATGCGCCGGTCGAGTTCGGCCCGAAGTTGCGGGGCTACTTGGTCGAGCGTATACCGCAGGACCTCCGGGACGCGGCGCTTGATGCCGCCTTTGACCACTTGCCGCTCATAGATCGACCCGAGCACATCGCGTAGGAGCTTTTGGCTCTCTTGGTCGCTCGGCATTTCCAGGTCGAGCGCGGTGTGGAGGCGAGCCATCCAGTCGGCAAGTTCGAAATCCGACGGGGGACCGAATGCTGCAAAGCGCTTCAAGCCTTCCAGGAGCAGCGCGCGGAAGCGGGAGCTCACGACTCCGACTCGGGGATTGCCTCCGCGGCGTCGAGCTTTTTGATGACTGCGGCGACGGTTGCGGCGTTCGTTGCGGGTGAAAGACCTGCGATCTCGCGCAAGATTTCGTCCTGCCGAAACTCCTCTTGGAATTCCACCTTAGGCTCGGGCTTCTGCTGGCTCGTTAACTCAGCCGGAATAACCAGCCCGCGCCGAAGCCGGTACGCTACAATCGTGTTCTCGCCCGGCCGCTTGCAGAGCGGGCACTCCAAGATATCGAGTGAGTAGAGCGCGCCGCAGCGGCATTGCCACTTAGTCTCCATTGCCATCCTCAGGCGCATTGACGATTGACGCATACATTGTTTTAGCTCGCCGCTGCAAACGGCCGCGGCTTGTTCGGTGCTTCCTGCTCTTGTGGCGCTACCATTTGCGCCTCGCGGTTCTCTTTCAGGAACGTCCGCAGCTTATCCATGTCGAGATTCAGCTTGCCGGCGAAGAGTTCTTCGGCTTCGTTCACGTTGTCGGCAACCCATTCGATGAGATTGGCTTTATTCTCCGGGTCGAGTTCAGGCGCCACCGTTTCCACGACCGCGACCACGGCTTTGAGTTTCACATCCGCCGTCTTGCTCTTTTCCGAATCGGGCTCGGTCAGCAGGTTCGGCCAGGTCGCCTTAAACGCGCGCATCCAATCGTGAATGGCCGTCTCGAACTCGACCTTTTTATACTCTGGGTAGTCGGCTTTCAGCGCTTCGTAGAACTCCGGCGTCCACGCCTTTCGCATAACGATGCGATCCATGAAGTCGTAAGCCGGCTGTGCGTCCTCGCGCACATAGTTCAAATACCGCGCTTCCTTCTTCGCATCTTCGGTGCCCTCACCAAAGCCTTCGGTGAGTGTTTCGTTATTAACGATCGACGCCGGCATGCCCGCAGCCGAAGCGATATTCTTGAGCACGTTATTGCGCGCGAACTCCGCCGCCTTGTCGAGGTTCATCATATTCAGCGTCTCGATCTCTTCCTCGACGCCGATTTGAAGCACTTGCCCCGTAACGCCCGTCTTGATCGCACCGCGCTTCCAGCCAAACATCGACTGCATAACGTTGTCGATGAATGAGCCTGGCGTCTGCATTTTCGCGACGAGCAGGCCAGCCTTCTGCGTTACCATCTGGTCGGTGATCATCGTCTGTAGAAACGTCTTGAGCGGATAGAGAGCGCGTTGGTAGATGGAGCGACCGACGAACCCGAACGCCGACGCCGACCACTCAATATAAAGCGGCTGCTCGTGCATCTTGACGAACGTGCGCGAGGGATGGTACGGCTTGCCGTTGACAAAGATGCCCTTCGGCTTCAAGAAGTCCGGCGAGTTGGGGTCCTGATTCAGCACCAAACTGCCAGCGGTATTGAGCGGGTCGAGCACGTTGAAGAAGAGGTCGGCCTCAGCAATGCGGTTGATGTCGAGCGGCGTATTCGGGTCTTTGCCGCGCTCGCCAACGACGAGCGATCCGATGCCATACGTTCGGCTGGTTGAAAGCAAGTTGTGAATCACTACCGTTGCGCCGACCTTTGAAATCTTGTCCCAGGTATTCTGGAACTGCTCGACGATGCGCGCCTCGCCTAAGACGCCGACGCTGATCTCGCGAGGTTGCGACTGAGCAAGTGTAACCGGCGCTTCAGCGAGGATCGCTCCGAGCGGGTGGTAGCTCCTGATGGTCTTGCACAGTTGGTAGCCCGGCGCCGTCCCCGGGACGATAGCCGGCGCCATGAGCATCTGCACGAGCGGCGAGTCGGGATCGCCGTCGACGCCGAGGTAGGAGAAGCCGCCTTGGTTTAGACCACTGTCGTACATCTCGTTCTCTTTTTGGCAAATGCCTTTTTCTTTGCCGAGGATATATTGCGGCCTCGGCTTCGTTTTTGCGCTGGCGTCAATCGAGCATGATAAGCCAGAGCGGCGGCTTTTGGACTCCAGCCAAGAACGGATATAGCGTGAGCGACTTGCTCTTTCATTGTCGCCAGTTCTAAGTTATCGAGTTGGTTATTGGCTCTAACGCCGTCCTTATGATTTATAGTAAGACCGTCAGGAATGGGACCGTTTGCCGAAATCCACACCACCCGGTGCGCGAAAACTTCTGCGCGAATTCCGTCTATCATCACGCGAACCTGTAGATATCCTTTGCCTACGGTGCGCTCTGCGCGGCGACGGTGGCAGCGAAACGAACGCGTGCCTCCATTCCAGCGGTCAGCGCGCCTGGCTGCTAGTCTCCATATGCGCCCTTGTCTGTCGATCTCTAGTTCACCCGCATCTACGGCTAGAAGGACTAAGTCTTCAAGTGCCATTAGATTCCTTTCCTCATCCCACTGGCTGTTCCGCGCGTGATGCTGACGCCATAAGTAAAAGTATCTAGCAAATCGTTCGGACTGTCGTCTTTGCTCCCTATGCGGAACCCGACAATCTGAGCCAAGAGGTGATTTGCGGAACGCCCCTTTAAAATCATAGTCTTGTTATATGCTTCTTCGGTGATCTTAATGTCGCCCGCAATGACATAAGGCGCGGCAGCTATAGCTCGTTCCTCCTTTCCGAGAGAAGTCAACTTCGAGTCGATCGCATAGACCCGTTGTCCCTTGTTCTTGGCCTGCTGAATCAAGACGGTTCCCGTGGCTTTGTCCTCAATCATGGCTCCGGCAAAGCCTTTGCGGGCCCCGCACTGCCGTACCAACTCTTCGCCACGAGCGAATACCGAGGGTAGCCAGGCTTCTTGTTCGGCGCCTTCAATCTGCAGAGCGAGCCAGTCTAGAATAAGCGTCGATGGCTTAACCAAAGCGTCATATGAAAACCACGTTACCGCCGTCGAGTTGTGCTGCTGGCCGCTTTTGATCGCTGTATCGATGATCGCGAGGATGGCGTCGCAGTGCGTCGGCATAGGAACCGGCTTGCGGAGCGGCTGGCCGAAGTTGTCGAGGAGCCCGCCCTCGGCAAGCACCAGCAAGTCGTCGAGGTTGAAGAACGAGGCGCCGCGGGGCTTCGGGTCCTGTTGATACAGACTACCCCAGACGTACTCGCCTACGTTTGCCCGAATGCGCGCGAGGGCTTCTTCGTCTTGCCAATCGGGCCAGAGCGCAGCGCCGAGCGGCCGGCCGAGCGGGTCGGAGAGCGAGTCGCAGATCGCTGGCAGCGTGATCACCGTCCACTTGTCGCCGCCGGCATCGGCAGCTTGCAGTTGGCGCCCTGCCAGGTCGTCGGGATGCCAGCGTGTAGTGACATGGATGACCCAGGCGCCGGGCTTGAGGCGGGTATAGAGTTCGGCTTGATACCAATTCCAGATCGTGTCGCGGGTCGTAAGCGATTCGGCCTCCATCGCCCCTTTGAGCGAGTCGTCGATGACTGCTCCATCGCCGCGCCGGCCGGTGATCGACCCGCCGACGCCGGCCGCACGGTAGAAGCCCCCGTTCGTCGTGCGCCAGCGTTTGACGTTCTCGGTTGCGAGCCGATAGCCGAGGAGTTCCTCGTGCATCCGGATGTAGCCCTGAATGCGGCCCGAGAAATCTTCCGCGAGGTCCGAGCCATGCGAAGCACCGATGATGTCTAAATGCGGGCGCTGGGCAAAGAACCAGGCCGGGAACAGAATCGAGCAGTAGGTAGATTTTGCTGAGCCTGGCGGCATAAGCACCATGAGCCGATCGATCTCACCGCGGGCGACTTTTTCAAGGTGGGCCAGCAGTAGGCGGTGATGACGAGCCGGCGTCTGCCCCATCGGCGCGAGCGCCTCGATCGCCCAGGCCGTGAGATCAGACCGACACTTACGCTCCCAGACCGCGCGCTCCAGCCGGATAAGCCGCTCGCGCTCCTCGCGTTCGTCCAAAACCGAAGTCATCGCGCCTCAAAGTGCCCGGAACAGGAAACTTCTTTGCCCGGAACAAGAAACGAGCAGATATTCATTCGGCGGGAACAGGAAACGAGCCGAGCTTTAGGCGGCGGAAAGCGTTCCGACTGACGCTCGCGAGGCAACGCCAATTCGGATAAACCTGCGTAACGTCCTGAATTTGGCCCCATGAATAGCCAGCTTTGCGCGCGGCCCAGATTTCCCGCCATTGATCGTCCGACAAGCGCGACGGTTGCCGTTCTGCGGCGAGCCTTCCCGCCGGTATTACCCCCGTAAAATCCCATGTGCTCATGTCTGCCACTATAGCATAGGTTTACAACCTATTCCCTGCCGGGCGTTCCAGGTAGTTCCGGACCCCGGGAACAGGAAACTTTTCGCGTTCTCTCTTATATTTGCGCGCGTGCGCACGCGCGGCATAGTAGTATACGTAGCTATACGTTAGTAGCTAGCGTATATAGAAAAACGGTTTCGTTAAGTCTCGTCGCCTTTTGGCTCGCCGGGCGGAAGCGCCGGCAACTCCTTGGCGGCTTCGAACGACGCGACTTTCATGCGTTGCCGCTCCAACTCGGCAGCAAGCTCGGCTTCGCTCATCCGGCTAAGCGGGTCGACGTTGGCCGAGACGACCTTCTGCACCGGCAGGCCCTCGATGCGACTCAAAAGGTGCGTCGCCGCCGAAATCCGGTTCGGCGTCGGCTCCTCGGGGTTGTGGGCTACGTCGTAGTAAAACTCGCGCATCTCTTGGGCATGGCGAGCCTCGCGCTCCGCCCTAGCCTCGCCATCGATCGCGAAGTTTCCGGCACCAGGGCCGGCACCTTTAAAGTTCTGCTTTCCCTTGCCATTGCCGGCGCCTTTCGCTTGGCCACCCCAGCCAGCGGGCCGATTGGCGGGACGCTGCCCCGGTTTTAGGCCTCTCCTCTTTTCCGCGCGCGGTATTTCAGACGCGCCGCCGCCTTCGTCTCCCTCGCTCATGCTCCGAGTATAGCGCCCTTCTCTCCATCGAGCGCAGCCACGCCCTCGGGGTATTCGAACTCGATGCGCGTTACCTCGGCGTCGAAGTGGACGCGGTTGTGCTCTGAAAAGAATGTTACGAAGCCCTGAGCGCCGAGCCAGGCGAAGCCTTCGCGCGCCGCCTCTTGGAAGCCATAGTCGAGATTGTACGCCATTCTCGAAAGAGGTTCGCGGCGAACGTCCACGACTCGCAAGACGGCGAGCGGTTCGATCTTCTCGCCTTTCTTCAGACCTTGAGACTTCACAACAGCCCGCACAAGGTCGCCCGGTTTCAGGAACAGCCAGCCTTTACGGCGGGTCACCGTCTTGGTTCGGTTACGAATCTGCTCCGTCGTCAACGCGAAGCTCATGTTACGCACCGAACGCCTCCACGATCGCGCGCTCTAAATCTTCCACGGAACACGCGGCGTCGAGTATCTCGCCGTCCGGGCTCACCGTTCCGGTTCCAGGATGCGCGATTGAATCCAGCACCGCATCGAGCGCCTTGGCAAAGCGGGGGAGAAGCGAGCGGGATTCCGCGATAAAGGTGCAGTTCTCTTCGCGAGAGCAATCGTCTGTGAACACGAAATGATCGTAAAGTGCGTGATCGCAATGCTCGCCAAGGCACTCGCCTTCGAGGCACCATACACAGTCTTTGTCCGCTCTCCACGGCCCCGGCGTAGCCGTGCTATGTAGTTCATTCGCGCGCTGTATCGCCTCGCGCACTTGATCTAGGC